GCTGACCCCGCCAGCGCATCGGAATCATGCGGACAAGTTTATCCTAAAAGGAGGAAGTTATGGCAACAAGTAGAGGAAGAAAGTCTACAACAAAGAAAAAAGAAGAAGTAGTAGAATCTCCTAAGAAAGAAGTTATTGAGCCTAAGGTTGAGGAGCCTAAGAAGGCTGCACCTAAAAAAGCAGTTGAAAAGGTTGCTCCAACACCAGTTCAAGAAGAGTTGCCTCCGCCGCCGCCACCTGCACCAGAGCCTTCACCAGTTGTTGAACCGGTTGTTGAGCCAGTTGTAGAGCAAGTAGCAGTTCAAGCTGTTGCACCGGCACCACGTGTTGTAGAGATTGGTTCGTTAGTAACAATGCCATCTGGCAAGCGTGGAACAGTTATCGCAATTAATCGTAAAGGGTATTTCGAAGTGAGAAGCGAAAGAAACCCGCGCAAGACTTATTTATATGAGTCTTCACAACTCTCATTGGTATAATAACTTAAAATAATAAAGAAAGAAAAAGGAGATATAAAATGCCAAAAGTACAATTATCAAACTCAAAAGGTCTAGTACAACTTTCAGGTAAAGGTTTTGAACATTCAGATACAGCAGGTGAAGTTGGTTTTCACAGATGGGTAGAAGAACTAAGTATTTCTGCAGTTGCTGATAATGATGTTGCTGCTCGTGTTGGTATGTATATTCCTGCACAAGCAAGAATTACAAATGCACACATTATTGGTACTGAGCTTGCAACATCAGCAGATGCATCTGTTGCACTTGAAGTACATACTGCTGATGTTGCTGTAGATGCTGCAAGTGCAGGAACAGAAATCGTAGGTGCTGATGAAGCAGGCAATAAATCACTTCCTGATTCCGACCTAAATTTAGGATCAGGTGATACACTTAATGATAACATTAACATGGGTACTCTTGCAGCAATTGATCGAGGAACAGACGTGTCTTATTTCCAATTAGCTGCAAAAGAAAACATGGCAGCTATGACTGGAACGCCAAAAGTTGTTGTTATTATTGAGTGGTTTGGGCCTGCTGCTGTATCACTTGTGTAAACTATTCCTTTAAATTAAAAATAACCTCATTGTAGTAGAGATACTCTTTGGGGTTTTTTAGTATTTGCTGTTTGAAATCGTATTCTTTAGCAAAGACTTTTATAATTAGATATGTATATAAAAGATTATAGGAGTTTTGTATGGCTTCGTTTAGTAACACGACACGGCCTACACCTTTTGGTGTATATGATAGTGATCTGCATTTTATAGAAGAAGCAGATAGTATTATATTATATGTTAAAAGACGTTTAGGCGATGACGTATTATCAGTAGAATTAACAAGCAAACAAATATGGGCAAACTTTGAAGAATCTACGTTAGAATTTTCAAAACAAGTTAATGCACATCAAGCTGAAGTTTATATGTCGAACTTGATGGGTTTATCAATAGGGCAAGTTAATTCTTTTAAAAAAAATGCAAAAGGTGACTATTACTTTATAGATACAGATGCAGGTCAAACAAGTGACAATATAACACAAACACAAAAAGATACACAACCGCTTACAATTCAAGACGTATCAGATCCAAGATTTAATTTGCATAATACAAGAGGGCAATACCATCAGGGTGCAATTGAAGCTAAAGTAGGAAATATTGCAGCGAGTCCTGTCTTAGATAAACAACTTGGTCCGCATGGTGAGGAACAAAGATTTCCTAGAGAAACACATGATTATTTAATAAGACGTGCTGAACCTTATGCTTCAGAAGCTTTTGTTGGAGGTGTTTCAAACTCTTTACGTGGTTATATAGAACTAAAGACTGGTGTACAAGACTATAATATTTATAAAGATTTAATAATTCCACATGAAGTAGGAAACGAAACAAAAAAGCTAACTTTAACAGCATACGATCCAAGTTCAAGTGCAGAGCAGTTAACAATATTTAACCCGGAATATAAAAAAGATGTTTTGCCAACAGCAACTACAACAAAAATAAAGGTTAATGAAGTATTTCACTTTTCACCACAAGCTGCTTACAGGTTTTTTGATACAACGTCTGCAATTAATTACTTAAATAATCAGTTTGCATTTGAATCATTTACTCCTGAAACTGTTTTTTATGTTCTTCCTGTTTTTGAAGACCTATTGCGTGCTGGACAATTAGATATATCAAATAGAGTTAGAAGAAGTAATTATAGTTATAAGTTGCAAGGACAAGATTTAAGAATATTTCCAAGACCTACGCAAGATAATCCTTTAAATTTATTTGTTAAATTTTCTTTTCCCGCAGATCCCTTTAAACCAAATTTACCATATGATGATCAATCTATTGACGGTGTTTCAAATATATCTAATGTTCCTTTTGGAAATATTAAATTTAGCGAAATAAATCAAATGTCTAGGCATTGGATAAGACAATATACTTTGGCACTTTGCAAAGAAACTTTAGGACTTACAAGATCAAAATTTAGTTCTGTACCTATTCCTGGAAGTGATTTACAAATGAACGGTAGTGACTTAATAAGTCAAGGTAGGGAAGATAGACAAAGATTAGCAGAGTCATTAGCAGAAACCTTAGATAAGTTAACATATCAGAAGTTATTAGAAAGTGATGCTGCACAGTCTGAGTCAATGTCACAAATCTTAAAAAGAATACCAGTTCCTAACGGAAGAGCAATCATTATAGGATAAAAAAATGGCACGTTTATTTGTAGGACAGAGAGAAGTTGATTTTTTTGCAGACATTACTAAAGAAATTATAAAAGATGTTGCAGGACAAAAAATATATTACTATACAGTTCGAGAAGATTTATCTGATGTTCACAATATATATGAAGAATCAATGCATAAAATATTTAATCCTCCTATAGAACTTGAATGTTTAGTTGAATGGCAACCTTCTGAAGTTAAAACAAATCAATTTGGTCACGAACAAATTAAACAAATTACAGCATTTTTACATGGTAGAGATTTGATAGATAGAGACCTTAATATATTACAAGGTGATTACATATCTTACGGAGAATATTTCTTTGAAATAACATCTTTAATATATGATAAGTTAGTTTATGGTCAAGTTGAAAGAATTGTTTCTTTAAAACTAAACGCAAAACAAACTAGAATTGAGCATATATTCAAGAAAGCTATAGGTCCAACTTACGAAGGTTATAATGATGCTGATGCAATCCAAACAACTTTTGAGCAGCAAAGAGGTACAACAGATCACGATACGAGGCAATTGCAAAAAGATGAAGTTTTAGAATCTCCTATTAGCGGACCTAATAAGGTTGCACCTGATAATTCTAGTAAGAGCATAAATAATATTGGTTCCTCTTTTTATGGAGATAAATAATGTCAACTAGATACGATCAAAGTAAAGAAACAAAAAATAAAATTCTTACAGGTTATGAAGATGCTCAAAGATCGTATGATTATTTTATTCCATCATGTGGATTAGAAGATTTAGACAAAGCTGTTTTTGATCTTTTTAATGAACAAATACCTTTATTTTATTCTATAAAAAATGAAAGACGTAGAGTTCCTGTTATTTTTGCAACAGGCGAAAGATTTGCTATTCTTAGAAGAAAAAAGCCTATAACAGACAAAAGTGGTGCACTTATACTTCCACTAATATCTATTACAAGAGGCAACATAGAAAATTCTCCACAAAAAGGAACTTCAAACAATGAAATGATTCCTGAAGTTGTTGCAAGAAGAATAGCAGAAAACAATCTAGAGTGGCGCCAGCAGAAAAACTTTGAAGGCTTTAACAATATTAAACATACAGAAAAAAGTGAAAACAGAGGTTATTCTCTAAAACCTCAATTAAATAATATTTATGAAACTTTAGAAATACCTCCCGTTAAATATTTTGGTTGCACATATGAAATAACAATATGGTCATCTTTTACACAGCAAATGAATGATCTCGTTACAGCAATAATGAGTTCTTATACAATTAATCCGGGTCGACAAATTAAATTAGAAAGCAAAAAGGGTTATTGGTTTCCAGCATTTTTTGATAGTTCTATTAGTCAGGATACAAGTTACGCAGATTTTACTGACTCTGAAAGGTATATAAGGCATACATTAACTTTAAGTGCAACAGGTTATATACTAGCACCAAATGTTGATGGTGGCAAAGTTGGTTTAAAGTCTATTGTAAGCGCACCTAAAATAAGTTTTGATGTTATGACAAACTATACAGATTTAGATCCAAAAGTAGTTGGTGTAAGAAGTAACGATCCTAATGCAAAGATTTTAGATGAATTAATTAGTGATGACGGTTATCAAGTAGGACAACAATCAGGTGTTCCTGCAATTAGATCTTTAGAAAACTTATTTGAAGATAAAAGTAAAGCATATGTTGTTACAGATAATACCTCTAATAGTGAAGATGTAGTTGGAAATTTAAATTCTGAACATGCAGAAAATAAAAAAGTTATTTTTAAAGACTCGGATGGAAATATTATTCCTATTGTTTCTCAAAATCAAAACTCAGGAGAGACAGTTTACGATCAAAAATATGCTGAAGTAATTTTTAATATATCAAATAACGATAAATAGAGATTGAATTGCATAATTAGTTTATGTAAATTAATTTATATATTAGGAGAATTAGCATGGCAGAGCAGACATTCAAGTCTCCAGGATTCTTTGAAAGAGAAATAGAAGTAATTAGCAGGCCTTTATTTAGAAATAATGCAACGCCTGTCGGTTTAATAGGTCCATCAGAAAGAGGACCTGCATTTGTACCAACTACAGTTACTTCACGTGAAGAATACATTCGAATCTTTGGAGCCCCTGACCGCAATAGATTAAGTGGTCATGCAATGGCAGAATTTTTTAGAAACAATGGTAAAGCACTAACTTTTTGTAGAACTTTAGGTAGTGGATTAGTTGACGGTCAAAATGCTGGATTTCAAATGAGCCCAAAAAATGCTGCCGGCAGTAATTTTAGTGGATCACCTCACTTTATATCAGCACAACATACAGTTAATGTTGGAGAACATTTAGGTTTAGCAAACTTTAATGATAACGATTCACATAAGACAGACTTTAATTTAGATTTAGCAACAGGAGCTTCTACAGCAGCAGATGCAACTGTTGAATTAATTCGTGCAATGATCTTTACACATAAAGATTATAAAATGGTAATTTCTGCAGCAGCATCTACAGACTTTTCATCTAGCTCAGTTAATGCATCTTCAGGTTTATTTAATATTAGATTTACAGACGGTTCTGCAAATACTGATATTTTACAAGTCTCTTTAGATCCTAGTAGTGATAAATACATTTCTAAAGTTTTAAATACTGATGCATTTTCTTTGGAAAGTGAAAAACATTATTTGTTTGCACATTTTCCTGTTGACAAGGAAGTTGCTCAAGTTGTTGGAGGAAAAGTTGCTGTATTAAGTGGTGATGCAACTAATGCAACAAAGTTTGGTAACTTTTCTAGTAGATTTAATGCTCCGCAAACAACAAAGTTTATTTCACAACCTTTTGGCCAAAAAGAGTATGATCTTTTTCATTTTGAATCTTTAGATGATGGTACTTTTGCTAGCGGAAAATATAAGATTTCTATAAAAAATCTTAAAGCAAGCACAGATCCAACAAATAACTTCGGAACATTTAGTGTTGTTGTTCGTGACATAATGGACACAGATGATTCACAGATTATTTATGAAGTATTTAATCAATGTTCTTTAGATCCTAATGCATCAAATTTTGTTGCAAAAGTTATTGGTGATGAAAAAGTTTATTTTGACTTTGACGCTGCTGATGAAGATGAAAGAAGACTAGTACGTGAAGGTTCTTATGAAAATAAGTCAACTCGTGTAAGAATTATAATGAGTGATGATGTGTTAAGAAGTGAAGTTCCTGAGTCAGCATTGCCTTTTGGTTACAGAGGATTACCTTCTTTACTTTCAAATTCAGACGGTAAAGATGCTGGTCAATCAGGTGCTTCTACAACATTTATGACTGATCCAAGTGATGGTGTAGGATTACAAAGATCAGTACTGCCACCACTTCCATTTAGATTTAAGGTGACTGTTGGTGATATAAGAACAGGTGGATCATCATATGGGCAAACTTTCTTAGGCGAAGCTTCAGCTTCTGAAAGTGTTAATTTAAATCTTCACTGGGGTTTAATGACACATAGAGTTGAAGATATTAACAATGCCAATAAAGGAACTGAGTTTAATCACTTGATTTCTAACTACACTAAGTTTTTAGGTAGCGATTCAACTGTAATTAGTTCAAGTTCACTATCTGACAAGCATAACAATAATAAATTTACTTTGGCAAAAGTAGCTCTTAAAGGAGACGATTTAACACAAATTACTGGTAGTATTAGCGACGTATTTAAAGATGCTGCTTATATAAGAAACGCAGACGCTGATTCTACTAGTTTGTACGATTCAGCAAATCATTTAATTAAAATGGCAGGTACAACCGATGATATTGAATCAGGCGCAAACAGAGTTTCTTTGGCAAAGATGTTAGCTGAAGATCCTGTGAAATTTAACAAGTATTCATTGATGATGAAGTTTACTTCACCTTTACATGGTGGTTTTGACGGATTAAATATTTTTGATAGAGACTCTTTCTTTATGACAGATAGATCTGCATCAACTGAAGAAAATGGTAAAGCTGGAAGTGGTGGATTTACTAGTGCTCTAAGTGGTACTGATGATAGTACAGGTATTATGCAAGGTGTTGAAGACGAGAATAACATTGTTGCTTCTTATAAAAATGCTATAAGAATAATGACAGATGAACTGGTTGTGAATCATAATGTTCTTGCAATACCAAATATCCGAGATCCATTTATTACAGATTACGTAAAAGAAAAAATTGAAGATTATGGTAAAGCATTGTACTTAATGGATATTCAACAATTTGACGCTGATGACAATAGAATCTTTGTTGATTCTCGAGGTGTTGAATCTTCTAGACCTGATGTTGAAGTTACATCAAGCAAGTTTAACTTAAGAGAAGTTAATTCATCATATACATCATCATATTTTCCAGACGTAAAAGTTTTAGATAGTGGTGATGATGATGAAGCTGCTGTAAATAGTAGAAGAATTATAAAAGTTTCTCCTTCGATTGTGGCTTTAGGCGCACTGGCAAAAACTGATAATGAATCAAAGCCCTGGTTTGCTCCTGCAGGATTTAGTAGAGGTTCTTTAGATTCTATATCTTCTATTGACGTAAGATTAAACGCAGAGGATCGTGATACACTTTATGAAGCACGTATTAATCCTATTGCTAACTTCCCAAATAAACAATTTGTTATATTTGGACAAAAAACTTCTCAATTGGCAAGAACAGCTTTAGATAGAGTTAACGTAAGACGATTAGTTTTGGAAGTAAAAAGAAGAATTGGATTAATTGCTCAAGGTCTATTGTTTGAGCAAAATAATGATACAACTCGTCAAAACTTTATTTTAAGTGCAACTAGTCAACTATCAAGCATACAAATAAATCAAGGTATAGAAGATTTTAGAGTAGTAATGGATGATACCAATAATACTCCTGAAGATGTTGATAATAATCGTTTGAACGGTAAGATTATTATTGTTCCAACAAGAGCAGTTGAATTTATTGCAATAGATTTTGTAATTACAAATTCAGGTGTAGAATTTCCATAATATATAGATATAAGAATAAAAAATAGGAGAACATAGATATGGCTGGACAAGGCTCAGCAAGAGTAACTCTTAAAGAAATAGATTTATCACAAGTTAGAGATCAAGAACAACTTCCTCAAGGTGTTCCAGCTGCTGTTGTTGGTCCTGCAAAACGAGGTCCAGCTTTTGTACCTAAGACTTTTGCAACAATTCAGCAGTTTAGCGAAACATTTGGTAGCATGCTTGAACAAAGTAGACTTAGCAATTCTAACTTGCACGCACCTTTAGCACTTAACGAATGGATGAAGAATGCGCAGGCAGGAACATACATGAGAGTTTTAGGCGTAGGTGACGGACAAAAAGCAATAAATAATAAAGTAACTAATGCAGGTTTTAAAGTAGGAAGTCCTGTTTCACATGATGGTTCAAATGATTTAAAAAACAATGCAGAAATTTATACTACAGGCGCAAATCAAGCAGGACTTAATAAAGCTGGAAGAACATATATGTTAGGTGCTATGATGGCAGATATGCCTGCTTCAAGATATCTAACAGATGCAGGTGTTCAACCAGAATCAACTGCTGCATCTTTAATTGGCGCAATTGATGTAGCTGGAACTGCGGCAGTTGGTAATAGCATTACCATATTCTTACCTAAAGAAGTGACACCGGCAGCAGTAACGACAGATGTTACATTAACACTTGAATTAGTTAACGCAAAATCGGTTGGTGCTGTTGCAAAAAACAAAATAGAAATAGTACATGCTGGTGATGTGGTTATGGCAACTGCTATTAAAAACGCATTAAATTATAATAACACTGCAGCTGATGAAGGTGAATTTAAGTTTAGTGATTTATCAGGGATTAATCCTTCACAAGTTTTTACTGTAACTGACGTTGGTGGTTCTAATGTGAGAAAAACAATAACATTAGATTCTACTAGAAAAGAAGGTGATGAAGTTGTTTTAACGCAAACATCCGGCGGTCAAACTTTATTAGGCGGAACAACTACTTTAGTTGGCGGTTTGCATACCAAAACTTTAACAGGGGCATCAACTCCAGCACCAGTTATTCGTGGCGTTTTAATGACTCCTCAAGGTGTTGTTGCAAGTATTAATGTTGCATCTAATCAAGCAAATTATTCTGATTATGAATCTGGCACAAATTCAGCAAAAGCTGTTGCTACTGGTGATAATTTACGAAATTTTGGTAGTAATGCTGCTTCTAATCTTTTAGGAAATGAAGTTGGTTTAGTTAGTAATAATTCTTTTACTCTTATACTAAACGGTTTTAAAAGTTCAATTGAATCTCAAATTTTAACATGTTCTTTTGATCCTGATAGTGTTAATTATTTTGCTAAAGTTTTAAATACAGATTCAACTAAAATAGAAGAAAAAGGACACTTTTTGTATGCAAATTGGGATGTTTATCCTGCTGTTGCTTCAATAGCAGACGGTAATACAGCATTTTGTCTTCCAGGAAATGATAGTACAAATGTGCAAGATTTTGAATCTTTTGAATCAAGATTTAGAACATCAGAATCACCTTGGATCACTTCACAATTGTTTGGAAAAGGAAGTACAACTCAAAGAGGAACAACACTTTCAGCAAGTGGTGCATATAAATTATTTAAATTATATTCAATTGATGATGGTGAATCAGGAAATACAAGATTTAGAGTTTTGGTTTCAAATGTTAGAAGTTCAGGTTCTAGTAAGTTTGGTTCTTTCGATTTATCTCTTGAAGCATTTGATTCTGATCCTGTTAAAGGTGAAGTTCTTATCTCTTGGAAGAATTTAAATTTAGATCCAGATAGCAGAAATTATATTGCTAGAGTTATTGGTGATAAACACACATTCTTTAATTTTGACAAGTCACTTTCTAAGCAACGTTTAGAAGAAATAGGTGATTTTGAAGTTAAAAATAGATATGTAAGAGTTGAAGTTAGTGACTTAGTTAAACAAGGTGATGTTCCTGTTAATTCACTTCCTGTAAGCTTTGGTGGTCTTAAATCTTTAAATACTGTTTATAGCGGTTCTGGTGATAGAATTTTTGCAGAAAAAGGCACAAACGGTTCAGGCCAAAACGCTTTGATTGGTTCAAACAAGTTTGATAACCTTATGGTTTTACCTGCAAATTTTGTAAAGTCAGTTTCTCGTAAATCTGGATCATCTTTAGTAGCTGATTCTGTATTACCTTGGGGTATGAAGTTTGGTAGAAAAACTAGCAGTGATGAGAGTTATAAAGAAACTAGTCATATTTATAGAAATGATAGTGTATCTTCTTGGACAAAATACTTTCCAGATTTAGGACAAGTTAAGGCAATTTTAGAGGGTGATGAAGCTGATGCTTTCCAATCAAGTTATTTTTCTTTGGAAAAAATTGCAGTTAAACTCTTAAGTTCTGGAGCAATTGATTGGTCAAGCGCAACATATTGTAGAAATGGAATACTTCCAGCAAATTATGCAAGATTCTTACAATCTTCATCAGATGCCACCGGACAAAATGTTAAGTTTATGCAATTTAGAACTGTTATGCAAGGTGGTTTTGACGGTGTTAATATATTTGATAAAGAAAAAGCTGAATTAACTTCCGTTGCAGCATTTAGAGAAGCAAATGATGAAACAAGTACAGTCACAGGAACAGCAACATTTACTGGTCCTACTATTGAATCTTATAAGCGCGCAATTGATGTACTGAGTGACAAAAGTGCAACTGAATTTCAATTACTTGCAATTCCAGGAATTAGAGAACCTTTAATTACAGATTATGCAATTGATGCTTGTGAATCTAGATTTGATGCAATGCTTGTTATGGATATTGAAGATGTTGATGAATCTTCAAGCGTAATTTTGGATGAATCATCTAAATCAAACGTTAGAAATACTATATCTAGATTTGAAGGACGTAGCTTAGATACTTCATTTGCAGCTGCTTATTATCCAGACATTTTTGTAAGAAAACCTTCAAATAATTCACCTTTAAGAGTCCCACCTTCAGTTGGAATGTTAGGTGTAATGAGCTTAAATGATACAATTGCTGATCCTTGGTTTGCACCTGCTGGTTTAAATCGTGGTCGTCTTAATGCTGTAAGATCACATGTTCAAATGAATAGAGATTTATTAGATGAACTTTATGATGCTGACATTAATCCTATTTATGAACCAGCTGGTCGTAAAGGTGAGGTATATGCGTTTGGTCAAAAAACTTTGTTGCAGAATCAGTCAGCTTTAGATCGAATTAATGTTAGAAGATTATTAATAAATATTAGAAGACGTGTTAAGAATATTGCACAAACTCTTTTATTTGAGCCTAATAGAGAATCAACTCTTGCTAAATTTAGTGCTTTGGTTGAACCAATTATGGCAGAAGTTCAAGCACGTCAGGGTGTTGATCGTTATAAAGTTCAAATTGATACGACAACAACAACACAGAACGACGTTGAAAACAATACTATTAGAGGAAAAATTTATTTACAGCCTACCAAATCTATTGAATTTATCTCTTTAGATTTTGTTGTAACAAATTCAATTGACTAATATATAGATATATAAAAAGAATTTTAGGAGAAAAAAGAAATGGCAGAGACACTTTCAGTCACGGAAATGATTCCGAATAAGTTTGAGCCAAAAAGAAAGAATCGCTGGATTTTCGCAATTGAGGGTATTGATGCATTTATCCTTAAAACTGCAGCACGTCCTTCTTTTACAATTGGCGAGCAAGAAATAAACTTTATTAATGCAAAAAGATATGTTGCAGGTAAGATGACATTTGATACGATGTCTGTTACTTTACATGATCCAATTGCACCTAGTGGAGCTCAACAAGTAATGGAATGGATTAGAACACACTATGAATCAGTTAGTGGTAGAGCAGGTTATGCAGATTTCTATAAAAGAGATTGCCAGCTTAAAATGCTTGACCCTGTAGGAACTGTTGTAGAACTTTGGGACATTAAAGGCGCGTTTTTAACAAATGCAAACTTTGGTGATTTATCTTATGACGGTGAAGATCCAGCAGATATTTCTTTAACAATTAGATTTGATAACTGCGTTCTACAATATTAATATTTAATATCCTATTTTTGTTCTTGTTAAATAAATAATAATATACGAGAAGACAAAAATAGGATATTAAATGTCTAATATAATTAATAGTCAATTAAGTGCTTCTATTAGCACACCTTTAATATTTAAAGAAGAACAAATCGTTTCTTTAACAGAAGAAACGCTATGTATTGTTGGTACAGCAGATAAAGGCCCAGCATTTGTACCCCAGCAAGTTACTTCTTTTGATAGAAGCGATGATTTTTTAAATACTTGGGAAAATGTCTTTGGTAACTTTGAAGATCAGAGCACGCAAATAGGACCAATATCAGCTAGAGTTTGGTTTGAAAGCGGAAAAATTCAATCAAGTTATGTAAGAGTTCTTGGAGCACCTAATACAAATAATGCTGGTTTTATTTCTGGCGACTTAGTTTTAAGTGGAAGTATTTCAGATTATGGCAAAGGTGAAAGTAAATTCACAAATAGTGGAGGAAGCGAAGGTAAAGTTCACTTTTTAACAACAATGGTAGAAAATATTGATACAACAAATCATGTTTCACCATACTCAGACTATATTGGTCAATTAGGTATTACATTAGATCCTGGTATTGATTCAATTGGAGTAATTACAGATGTTATAATGACTACACATGGTGTCTCAATGTATATACAGGATGATATTAAAGATAACGTTAATATAATTTCACAAAGAAAAGAACTCTCAACAAAACTAAATAATGCAGCATCATTTTTAGGAAGTAACATTTCAACTTTAAAAAATCCTATGATTTATATACAAGGATTAAAAGATTCTTCAAAAAATGTAATTCAAATGTATTATAGTGACAAAGAAAATCAATCTTTTGAAACTGATACTTTAAACACAGATCTTGAGTGGATTTTAAATAAAGGACACTATGTTTATTCTAGATTTAGAAATTTACAATGTTTTAGTAAAGAGATAGAAGAAAATGAAAACAAATATCTTTTAACAACAAGTAATAATAGTTGGAACTCCGGTCAAGTTAATTATGAAAACTTTAAGTCGTCGTTTAAAAAAGCAAGAACGCCATGGATAGTATCACAACCGACAAATAGAAAAAATATTCTTGATACAGATAAAACACAAGTAAGAAAAAGCTGTATAAAGTTATTTAGATTTTTTACTTATGACGATGGTGAATCAGGTAATAGATTTAGATTTAGAATAAAACCTAGAAGAAAAGGTGATGTAAATTCTACAAATACAAGAGAAAACTGGTCGAAGTTTAACATTGAGTTGTTTGAGTTTAAAAACAATGTCTTTACGAAGATTGAAGAATTTGTCGACTTAACATTAAATCCTACAGATGAAAACTATATTTGTAATATTATTGGTACTGAACGTGAATTTTTTAATTTTGATACAAATAAGTTAGAAGTTAAAGGTGATTATAGAAAAACAAATAACTACATTTATGTTGAAGTTCATGATGATGTAGAAGACGGAATAATTAACACAGATTTAATTCCGTGCGGATTTATGCCTTATCCTAGGTTAAATATAGATGAGACAAGTTTAAATAAACCAGGGTCATTTAGTAATAAGATAATACAAAATCCTTTAAGTTTTGTTGGTAATCATTTGCTTTCAAATAAAGAAGGAGATAAAGTATACTTTGGAGACAGATATTGGGGTGTACTATTTGATGATGTATTAAATAAAGAGTTTAAAGATGTTAATATTTCAGGTTATGTAAGAAATATTAAATTTGACACTTATAAAGACTACAATAATTTTCATTATCAAAAGTTTTTAGACTATTCAAAGTTTTTTAGAAATGATTATGCAAATAAAATTAATAATGTATGGATAGAAGATTTACAAGATAACGAAATAGATTTATATAATTCGTTTTTTCATTTAGAAAAAATATTATATTCTTATAACGAATCTGAAATAAAAAGTATGTGGAACTATGCATTTTATCAGCGTGATGGAAGGAACATTAACAATATAGGAAATATTAATGATATTATGTATAAATATGTAAATGTTGATGAATTATTAAGTTCTGACACGTTAGGAGATTCATATCACGCTAAATTTTTAAGTTTTGACTTAATGACATATGGCGGCTTTGATGGCTTTAATATTTTAGATGACCACAAAAGAAGAAATCACTCAGTTTCTGTTTTAAGAGAATATGAGGAGGAAATTTCAGGAGTTAAAACAGGCCAGATTTACGATGCTTATGATAAAGCTTCAGATATTATAATCAATGACGAAAATATACTCTGTGATGTTTTCTGTATGCCAGGCATATCTCATATTGATTTGCTAAGAAAGATATCAGATAAATCAAACAGTAAACAATTTGCTTATATTGCTGATGTTCCGGAAGTTGTTTATAATTCAAGTTTAGAAAATGGTAATTACAGTAATGTAAATTCATATTTAAAAGATCCTATATTATTTAAAAATACTAATAATAGACCGGATGAATATATTGATGAAAGAGATGATCTTCAATATATGACAAGTCAAGGTTCTGATAAAACTATTGATGATTTTATTTCTTTATATTTACAGTCTGAATATAGTTTATTTATGTTAAATAGTGTCGACGCATCTATAGACAATGTAGAAAGATTAATATTACCGCCAAGTATTTTAGCTATTAATGCTATTGCATCAACTGAAATTCAGACGCCTTTGGATAGCGAAGATATACTTTCACCTGACTTTGTATCATATAATACAGTATTAAATAGACACTATATTTACAATAATAATAAATTTGACTCGTTATTAGAAAAAACTAAAAAATATGACATTTCAATTAATCCTGTTGGTATTTTAACTACTGATAGAAGTTTAAAATTATTGTCAAGTAATACTTTAGTTAAAAATAATAAGAGTATTATGAGATTATTTCATAATGTTAGAATAAAACAAACTATTATTAGAGATTTAACTGATATATTAACAAGACAACCTATTGTTCAAAACAATAGTTTATTATTTTCTAATAATAGTAGAAATTCTATATTATTTAATTCTAAAATACAAATTAGTTTAGCAATAGAAAGTTATTTAGGTAGATTAGTAGAAGATGGAGTTATAAAAAACTATTCAGTTTATGTAGATATAGCTGATTTAGATAAATCTTCAGAATCTAACTATTTAAATAATATAGTATATGGACAGATTAGTATATCTTTATTTGATGCTGGACCTGAAAATTTTATTAATTTAAATATTAATAATTTAATAAATAAAATAAAACAGTTTACAAACCAAAATGAAGTAGATATAATTAATAATACTATATAGTATGGAGAATTATAATATATGAACAATCTAGATGAGCCAGTTTCACACGAACAGATTTCTGATAGTAGTCCTATTAAAAAATCAAATGTAATGTTAGATGATTTTGGAATTGAAATTCCTGTAGAAAGCGTTCCTCTACCTTCTAGAGGTGTTATTTATACAACAGATGGTGCTCTTTTCGGTAAAGAAACATTAGATATTGCACCTATGACAGCTAAAGAAGAAGATATTTTAACTTCAAGAGCTTATATTAAAAACGGAACAGTAATTAGTCGTCTAATTAAAAGTTGTCTATCAGACAAAAGTATAGATCCTGATGATTTAATTTCAGGTGATAGAAATGCTCTTTTAATTGCATTAAGAATTACTGGTTACGGTGCAGATTATGAATTAGAAATTGCATGTCCTGCATGTGGTAAAACAAGCAAGAACACATTTGATCTTTCTACTTTACCGATTAAAAGACTTACAGTGGACCCTGTTGAGTTTGGTGTTAATGAGTTTGAAATTGTTTTACCTGTAACTAAGAAGTCTGTAATGGTTAAGTTTCTAACCGGAAAAGACGAAAGAGAAATGATGATTATTGATGAGAGAAAAAAGAAGAGTGGTTTAAGTACAGAAAGTGCTGTAACTGATAGATTAAGTAGATCTATACTCTCAATTGACGGAATTACAGACAAAAACAAGATTACTATGTTTGTTAAGAATATGCCGGTTAGAGATTCTTTAGCTCTTCGAAGATTTTTGGATAAACATGAGCCAGGTGTTGACATGAAGTCACATATGAATTGTAAACATTGTCATGAAGAAAGTGAGGTTGATTTACCAATCGGAGCTTCGTTTTTTTGGCCTGACGCCTGAAAATAAAACTTTGATCTTAGAACAATTATATGTTTTAATAAAGCACGCTAATTTTACTTATTTGGATGCCTATAAATTACCTGTTTGGAAAAGATTATGGTTCATATATAAACTAAAGGAAGACTTTGAAAAAGAAAAACAGGAGATAAACAGCAATCTTCAAAAAAATTCTTCTAATAGTAATAATAATAAAAACATATTTAATAAAGGATTTTAGTTTTTAGGTCAGGAGAATTTAATGGCTGATAATACTCAAAAAATAATTGAAGCTATGAATAATTTGGCTGCTACAATGCCAGATATAAAGAAAGCTGCTGATTCATTTGATAAACTTGACATAAGTGAGTTGGTTGATGCTGTTAATGAAAATACTCAAGCACAAAACTCAGCGCAACAAAAATTCAGTGACGCACTCGAAGCTCAAATTAAAAGTCAAGAAGCAAGAAAAGAATCTGATAAAATTGAAGAAAAAAGACAAAAGGAAAGCGGTAAATTTTTACAACAGTCTTCAAAACAAATTCAGCTAAATAGACTTATAGTTAAAGATCTTGGTGCATTAGGAGAAACTTTAGTAGGAATAGGTAAAACATTTAATATATTTAAAAATGCTTTTAAAAAATTTGGTAGCGGATTAGGAGGCTTTATGGGGGGTATAGGTGGTGGTGTTCTTAAAGGAATGAAAGATACGGGTGGAGGATTGTTAAAAAAATTTGGCGTCACAAAGCTAACCAGAGGTTTTTCAAATGTATTTAAGGGAATAAAGTCAGGAGTGTCTGGAATTAGTAAAGCTTTTAGTGCTCTTTCAGCTAATCCTTATGTATTAGCTTTCAAAAAAACTTTTGGTTATATTCTTGGAAAAATGTTTGATAATTTTAAGATGGGAATAAAATACGGAGGTATGTTTGTAAAGTTTTTTGTAGGTTTACCTTTAAAAATAACAGGTGCAGTAGCAAAAATTGGTAATCAACTTAGAGAACAAATTGTTGTTCAAATAGGTAATGCAGTAGAACAAACAAAAGAATTTGCTGATGCAACGTCAGGATTGGGTAAAGGAATACAAAATATCTCTGATATGAGTGTTAACAATCTTTCTAGATTTAAAAATGTTAGAGGTGATTTAGTTAAGCTATTTGGCATAGGAACTCAAGGCGTTACAGCATTCATTTCAGAAATACAAAAAGGAATGGAAGGGATGAATCAGCTGGCGGATACTGTTGGTGCAAGCATTGCAAAAAACGAAGAATCAGCGCTGTTTTTTGTAAAGGCAACAAGAAGTATGGGCATGGGCGCAGCAGAAATTGAATATATTACTGCAGAGGCTGTAAAGAATGGAGAAAGCATTTATCAAGCAATGGATAATGTTTTAGTTTCTATTAGTAACACAGCAGATTCTTTTGGATTAGATAAGAAAAAAATGTCAAAAAACTTTTTTGAATTAAGAAAAGATATTATTAATTTTGGACATCTTACTAACGATGAATTAACAAAAACAACAGCAAGATTAACGCAAATGGGTCTTTCTATGAAAGAAGCATCTGCAGTATTTGGTAAAATAGATACTTTTGAGTCAGCTGCTCAAACTTCTGCAATGTTGTCACAAACATTTGGAATGAATTTAGATGCGCTTCAATTATTAAGAGCAGAAAAACCTGAAGAAATTATCGAGCAATTTAGAGATGCTATGCTTTCAACTGGAAGAGCATTTGATGATTTAAATCGTCATGAAAAAGCTTTAATGCAAACTCATACTGGCCTAACTGCTGAAGCTTTAAAGTTAACTATGAATTATAGAAATATGGGAATGTCTTTTGCAGAAATACAGCAAAAAATGAAAGAAGATGATCCAACAGTACAGCAGATAAAAAATCTTGAATTAATGAGTGGATCATTAAAAGAAATTAAAGCAACAATGGCAGGTGAAAACTTCTTTTATTCTTTTGCAAATGGTGTAGCTCATACTATAAAAACTAGTTCTGGTTTAACTCCTCATTTGCTTAGAGTATCAGAAACAATGGAAGACTTTTTTACTTCAGGTTTAACGCTTTCAAAAGATGCAACAAATGCAATTGGCTCAGCATTTAAGCCAGTTACAAATTTATTGGTTGAAATGGTTGGTGATGGTAAAAACAAAAAAGGTTTGTTTAATTCTAAAAGATATAAAACAACTTTTGAAAGTTTTTCAAAAAGTATGGGCACATTTTTAGGAAGAGTATTTTCAGGAGAAGACTTAGAATTATTACAATATGAATTTTCAAACAACACAGCAAAATTTTTTAGTTTTTCAAGGTTAGATGAAAAAGGAAATATTGTAGGTGAGATATTTAAAACAGGCGGAAAATTTGTTGGTCAATTCTTAAAAGCTTTTGCAGCAATTGGTCCAGGAATAATACAAACTGTTGGAGATGCTTTTAGCGGATTAGTAGATCTTTTGGACGGAGGTGGATATAGTATCGACGGAGGTGAAAGTATTAAAGATAAAATGATGAAAATATTTGGTCTAAATACACAAGATGCAAATGCAATTCAAAATACTTTTAATAAATTAGTTGATACATTAGTTTCAAAAACAGGCCCGTTTATGCGTCTTTTTGTTTATATAAATCAAAAGTTAGTAGGGATTGCAACTGATTTTGGTAAAGCACTTTCTGAAGGTGCTACAAGTGCTTTACCATTTACTACAGACTATTTAGGCAACAAAGTTAAAGGATTAGAAGAAGCAGCAAAATTAGGATTAAAAGGTAAAACTTCAGTTATTGAAGACTTAGCAAATAAAATGGCAGGTCAAACAAACTTTATTACAGATGTTTTAACCGACAACGAAGGAGAACTAGCAAAGTTAGGGGGAAAAATGCAGTACGTACTAAATCAAATGGAAAAAGAAGGTACTGTAAGAGATAAAGCTCTTTTAAAAGAATTTTTTGAAAGATCTAGTATGTCTAAAAGTGAATTATTAGATGTTAAAAAATTAGAAGATAATTATGAAGCCTTACAAGATTTAGCAGCTTTTATGAAAGGTAAGCGAGAAAATTTTAACATGATAACTTTAGACGTTGAAAAAATAAACGGTGTAATGCAAAATGCAAAAAATAAGTTATTAGGCCCTGGAATGATGGCAACAATTAAAAATACACCTGACGGCGTAAAAGTTCTTCAACATGCGCCAGGAGATGTTACGCTTACAGCTAAACCGAGCGAAATAAGTTATGCAGGCCTTACAGACTTAAGCAGTACTTCTGTAGCAAATATGAGACAAAGATCTACGCAGAATAACAATTCTGATGCAAGACCAGTAAGTTTAAATATATCAATACCTGTTGACGGTAAAGTATTAACGCAGGTTGCATTAGATCATGATATACTTGCAGAAGCAATGAAGCCTGGAAGATCTAGATTCCGTTTAGCAGACGGTGTTGTTTTGGACGCTTCAGGAAATCCAATTGAAGGAGGAGGTATTTAATGGATAAGTTTTTATTAAAGAACAAAGCCCAAAGTTTACTGGATGAAAATAAAATAATAGATACATTTTCTGCTATTTACGCAAAAAAACTTGGTATAGATATTGAGCAGGCAAGAAAGCTTGTTACACTTAAAACAGAAAATAGATTTAATGATATTTTAGATATGCTTAATAATAATATAGACGAAAACTTTAAAGAAAATAGTAAACAGAATATTGATTTAGATGAATATTTAAAAGATAAGCCTGTAATTAAAGGATAAAATATGTCGTCTAAAAAATATGTGTTAAATATTGATGGTACAATTACAAAAACTACAGTTTCTGAAGAAGGTGTAACAACAATAAATAACAACCTTTCAGCAGGATCTGCAACAGAAGATCAAATTGGAAAATTTGACAACCTTGAAAAATTAAGAACAAATGGTCCATTAAAGATTGCGCCATTTACTGCTTTGCCAATTACTGATCTTCCTAATTCTTCAGTTACTAGTGATAAAGATAATCTTTTATATAATGAATCTTTTGGAAGTAAAGAAGATTATGCTTTGTACGGAAAATATTATAATCAGTTTAACAGTATTTTTGGCGATGATGATGCTTATAAGATTTATGCTGAAGAATTGGAAATGTTAGCAGGTTTTGATGTTAATTCTATAGGTTATGTTGATATTAAAGGACAAGTTGACTTAATAAAATTTTCTTTTGTACTTGATTATGTTTTAGAATCAATAATCTATATTATAGTTGCTGAAGCTGTTACTAGAACTTTATCAAACTATAAAAATACCCTTTATGACTATTTTCATGATCTTCTCAATTATCCTAAATTTAGCTTAACAAATAATGCTGAACCTGTTGCTTATTTTTTATTAGGTTTAAATGAATTTATGAATTCAGATCCTAAAATAGCAGCGCTTATGGAAGAGGGGCAGAATAGGCTTGAACTTTCAAAAGGTAGTTTTTCAAATCCTTCTTCTTTGCAAACACTTATACTTGTTAATTTTGCAGATACTATTGTTAATCTTTCTAAGATTGAACATAATAGAATATTATTGCTTATAAGAAAGTTTCAAAAAGAATCCTATTGGCATAAAAGAATTTTATATAAGGCAAAAGAAGACTCACCTGAAAATAAACCAGTAGGTTTGGATAAATTTTTCATTGAGTTTAGTCAATACTATTTTAAGTTTATAATTGAAAGAATGCATATTGGAAGAATAGTTTGGCGAAGAGCTATGAAAGATCGCCCAACTAATCTTACACAACATCACAGATTTTCAGAAGAGAGAAACTTATTAAGTAAAAAAATGTTGTTAACAACAGAAGAAAATAAGAAAAAAATATCTAACGACAGCACGTTTACAGGAGATTATGAGTCTAAATATCTTTGGCGTCAAGAAGATTCTAGAAACGAAGGAAATAATACTTTTTCAATAACGTCTTTACCGCAGCTTTTAAAAACAAATACATATATTAAAAAAGTTGTAATGCAAAACAGAAAGCTAAAACAAAACTTTGATGATTCTGACAAAGGTAAAAATAAATTAGAACAAAAAAGACTATCAGCAGAAGTTGTTAAGTTAGTTGAAGATTATTTAGATAATGAATATATGCCTTTTTATTTTCATGATCTTAGAACAAATGAAATATTGGCTTTTCATGCGTTTATTGATACTATATCTGATAGCTTTAGTCCAGAATATTCTTCTTCAACAGGATACGGACGTATTGATGATGTTAAACATTATGTCAAAACAACAAGAACAATTAATACAACTTTTTCACTAGTTTCTTATAATCAAGATGATCATGATTTAATGTGGTATCAAATTAATAAACTTGTATCAATGGTATATCCCCAATGGTCAAAAGGAATTAGAAAAACTAAGTTAGGTAAGGAATCAAATTCTCCTCACGCATTTCCTTTCACACAAATGCCGACAGCATCACCTTTAATTAGATTAAGAATAGGTGATGTTATAACGTCAAATTATAGCAAAGAAAATCTTGCAAGATTACATGTTCATGGTGGCGACAAAATTGGCAGACAAAAAAGAAGTACAGCTAAAAATCCGGCAGCTGCAGAAAGAGATAGTCAAATAAACACACCTAGAATAATTAAAGATGAATATATTGGATATAATTTAAGAACTGAGTCTGATCAATATGCGTTTCCAATATATGTGCATCAATCTATGTCTAGTAAATTAGGAAGATCAAATAGACAAAATGCTGACTATCTAAGTGATAAAAAACCAATAACAAAAAAGCAATATGATTCTTTAAGTGATGAAAATAAAAAAACTTTTGTCATCCCAATAAATTCTATATCTGGAAATGTAAAAAGAGTGATAGGAACGACATATTCTCAAACATCGATGGAGGGTAAAACTGTTAATCTTGCCGGCCCATCAAGTCCAGGAGGCTCTATCTACGATATTAATATTAAAGAATTAGTAAATAATGAATATTATGTAGTATACCAAATTGATAAAAAAGGCAAAAAGACAAGCAAAGAATTTTATATCCATAAAGACCAAGTTACAGAAATTAAAAATAAAGAATATATAAATGTTGCAGGTAAAAATGAAGTTGATGATATGAAAGACGGTAAAATCAATAAT